TTTACCTTCTAAGAGTTCTTTAGGAGTTTTATATTCTTTTTTAATTTCTTCTTGCATAATCTTATCCTCATCTGCAACTAATTTATTTTCATGTATAGAAATACCATCTCTTAATCCTGCCCACTGTTTTAAATCGGCTTCTTTAGATTCTAATACATCTTCATATAGAGAAGACTGTTTTTCTTTTAAATGATTATGAAGTCTTTTAACAGTAGAAGCCCCTTGTAATTTCAAAAATTGGAAAATAGCCACTGTTAATTCACTTTGCTTTGATTTCATTATATCAAACGCTTGTTGTTTCCACATATCTAAATCAGCCAAAGCGTTCTTAGACATTAAGTTATTTTCTTCAAACCCATAGATAGTAAACCCATTCATATATGATTTAATTATAAATAATTATTAATATTATAATTAAATCATTTTTATTGTAACTTGTATATTTTTACATCCTTCATATTACAAAAATATTCAACTAACTCATCATTTTTATAATTATCGATATATTTGATATTCTTTATACCACTAGCTAATAATATTCTCGTACAGATTATGCACGGATAATGTGTAATATATGCATCACAATCTAAACAAGATACGCCTCTTTTTGCACAATCGCTAATAGCATTTTGTTCTGCATGAATAGTTGCTTGTTCATGATTATCTCTAACAATACTTTTATGTGGACAATCCGGTAAAAACCCGTTATATCCTTGACTAATAATCCGGTTGTCTTTAACTAATAAACATCCAACTTTTAATCTGTCGCATGGAGATCTTTTTGCAGTTACCCGAACTATTTCTTTAAAATATTCATCCCAATTTGGTCGTGAATCAATCATTATATTAATATATTAATATGTATTAATATATTAATTAGCTTATACTATATTTTTAACATTAGATGTATCGTCTAAAAATTTGGAACAAACATTCAAATTCTTTTTAAATTCTGTAATTGAATTAAACCGAGTCAATAATTCTGTATTATTACCGGTTAATATATTCGGGTTTTTTTTTAAAATAGCAAGTAATAATAAACCAGCTTGATCATCCATATTAAGTATAATTTCGTTATATTCGTCTATTTTATCAGATACTTTTAAATTCGATGTAATTTCAGAATTTATTTTTTGTATATTGCCTGGTGTATCTTTACTATCGAAACCTTCGTTAATACTAAAAAACATCTTTGTATTAATTATATTTGTCATGAATAAAAATATTAATAATACAAATATAGCAATCGGTATGTATATATACAAATCCATTTTATATATACATATCCAATATTATTTTTATTTATTTAATTCGAGCTAAAAAGTATGATACACAATTAATTTCTTCATCCTTATTTTTATAAAACTCACCATCATATATATATTCAAAGTTGAAAAATTTTAATATACTTTGATGGTCTGTTATCAACTTAGTATATTCTTGATGAACCGGTATTTGTAAAATATGTATTAAATACTTTCCTCTAAAATTTTCTCGTAAATATCTTTTCACATCTGGTAATTTTTCAATAATACACCAAGTTATATCAGACATAAATAGTACGTCTGGCTTATGATTATTTAATTTAAAGGCTGACGATCTATCGGTAATATCAATTACATCAAAACTAACATTTTCTAAATGTCCGAAGCTTTTATTTGCTCTTACTACAGCCGAGGTAGCATTATCAATACCTATTATTTGTTTAAATTGCGTAAAATTCTTTAAAAAATTACAAAAACATCCTAATCCACACCCGACATCTACTAGCCTTTTACATCTTAAAAAACGATTAGCATACTCTGCCAAAAATTTTACTATTTGTTTTTTTTCAGTAGATAACATTAAAGATTGATTCCATGGATCGTTTGACATAGAATATATTTGGTCAGTAGATAGTTTTTGTGATAGAATATCATCAGTTAGTAAGTCTCCCATATTATAAAATTATATTATAAAATTTATTAATTTTTCGATTGTACTCTTATTAATTTTTCTCTTTTTATTATTTTTATCAGTAGTGCATAATTGAAATAATTCTTCTCTATTTAAAGTGCATATTTCAATTAAATTTCTTAAACTACCACAATGATCCATAATTACTTTTGATATTTTACCGCTAATTCCTGGTATTTGGTTCAACATGATCACATGAATATTTTCTTTAGTTACGTTTTCCTTTTTCACAGATTTTAATGTATCAGAATATGCAACTGGTTCGTATGTTAATTTTCCCTTTTTGAATTCTCTATTTAATTTATCGCAATATCTTAATATAAACTCAGCACTCTGGGTTGTATTTATGGTGCTAAATACAGAGAACCCTTTAAAATAATTTAAGTCTGTCATCGCTGACCATAATGCTTTTTTCACCATTCTTCCTTTTGTTTCATTATATGAATTCATGTTTCCTTCTATCAAATAACATATATTATGATTATTTAAAGAGTTTGAATTTATTAAACGTTCTGATTGTTCCTTAAACCTCCCATCTTTTATACTAGACGCTAAATCATATAATGTTTTCCTTTCAAAAATTACAATTGGATTTTCGGATAAATCGCTTATAATTACATCTCCTAAATGTAAATTTTTCGAGGTAATATTTAAACTTAAGTCATAAAATACATTTTTGGCATTTAACTCTGTAATTAATGATCCTTCTCTGCAATCAGATATAATTTGCATATTAAATATAATATAGTATTTAATATGTATTTAATACGTATTGATAAATTACTTAACCTAAAAGTTTCATGGGTGCACTACGTCTATATTGACGTGCGCCGGGACGGGTATCACATTTCATTACTTGTTGATTGGGGGCTCTTGACATCATAACACCTTTTGCAATTCTAGGGTATGCTGATGATTGAATAACACCTATCTTTGCAGGTCCTCCACATGAGTTTGTAGATGACGAATTAATCAAAGAATTAACATTTCTGGCTCTTCCATTTAAAGTGCGCATTATATATATCATATATATATTTTTTTTTGATAATATCATTTATAAAACAATATAGACATATAAATTGTCTAAATATATGTCAGGTAAATTGGATGATGATATTATTAAACAAGGAGATAAATTAATTTTCAATCCATACAATAATTTAAATAATGAAATTACACTTAAAGATGTGCAATCTATCCTAAACAGGTATGGGTTGCCAGGAACTGTAACAAACATGAAATTGTATAAGAGGGCTTTTGATCATCGCTCTTATACAAAAAGGCCTGGGCTTGAAAATGAAAAAAACAATATCTTAATTACGGAACAACCTCTTGATTGTTTACCGTTACGTACAAAATCAAATGAACGATTGGAATTTTTAGGCGATGGTGTGTTAGAGTGTATAGTAAAATTTTATTTATATAGACGTTTTCCTAAAGAGAATGAAGGTTTTATGACAGAAAAAAAGATTGCTTTAGTTAAAAACGAAGCAATTGGCAAGATTGCTTATGAAATGAGATTACATAAGTGGTATATTATTTCGAAACATGCAGAAGAAAAGGGTATTAGAACAAATCATAAGAAATTAGGATGTTTATTCGAATCATTTTTAGGTGCATTATTCTTGGATTTTAATAAAACCGAGATAATTGATGACAACGCCTTATTCGCCAATTTTTTTGTTACAGGACCCGGTTTTCAATTTGCACAAATATTTATTGAAAGTGTATTGGAAAAACATATCAATTGGAATGACATAATTAATAATGATGACAATTATAAAAATATACTTCAGGTTAAGATTCAAAAAGAGTTTAAGGTTACGCCCTATTATATCGAAATTGAAGAATATGATCCTGAAATAGGTTATACTATGGGGGTTTTTATTTGTTTAGGGCAACAAATACACGAAGTAAATAATAACGAGGCAATATCATTTAGAACACTTGGCACATTTGAACACGTACACGAGTTAGCGACCAAAAATGATGGAAAGGCATTTGTATTTTTAGCAAAGTCTGTTCATAAAATTAAAAAGAAGGCTGAACAAGATGCTTGTGCAAAATCGATCGATTTAATTGATTAAAAATATAATATTTAAACTTTTTATGTATTTAAATATTATATGAGTAACCAACAATTACAACAGTTATTTAATAAACCAATACCTTCTAAATTAAAAGAATTTAATGTTATTATTAACATTCCATTTACAGGTGAAGATGGAAAGGTTAATAGTCTAAATATAGACATCGAAGATAAAACAAATGATAAACTGGTAAATAAAAATAGGTTTATGAAATCAATTAAATCAAAGAAACGTGTCATCGATACCACGCTTCAAAAAATAGAAAAGGAGGATCTTGAACCCGAAAAGAAAGAAAAAATTAAAAAGGATGCTATCAATAAATTAATTATAAAACCATCTCAAACGAAAAAATTAAAACAAAATTTAACCGACACCAGTATTGCTGCAGTTTCTGAAATAAAAACAATTCAAATTGGTGATGAAATTATTGGTAATAGATTACCAATTGATAGGGGATCTAAGCCTATTATTAAATCTAGTTATTTCATGAATAATAGAGAAAATTTTATTAAATTTATTAACGGATTGTTAAAGCCATACAGACAGGATATTTTAGATGAAACTAAAGAAACATGTGATTCTAAAAGTAGTCAGAAAGAACAATCTTTATTTACTCATCAAAAAATCGTTAGAGATTACATTAATCTGTATACTCCTTATAGAGGTGCTTTACTATATCACGGTTTAGGTTCAGGAAAAACATGTTCTTCTATTGCAATCGCTGAAAATATTATTAAAAATGTTTCAATTATTACAGCTGAATCTATGATTACCAATCAAAAAGTGGTTGTATTAACTCCTGCATCTTTGAGAACTAATTATATTGAAGAAATTAAAAATTGCGGAAATCCTATTTATAAGAAAAAACAGTTTTGGGAATTTATTAACACAGATGAAAGTCCAGAATTAATTGAAATATTATCGACTTCTTTAAATTTACCAACTAGTTATATTAATACCCAACATGGAGCTTGGTTGGTTAATGTAAAAAAAGCGAATAATTATGATAAATTATCAGAAACTGAACAAAATAGTTTGAATTCACAATTAAAAACAATGATAGATCAAAAATTTATTTTTCATAATTATAATGGTGCACTAGCTAGAAAAAGTAGAATAAAAGAACTTACTTCTGATGGTACAATTAACATTTTTGAGAATAAAGTTGTTATTATTGATGAAGCACACAATTTCGTCAGTAGAATTGTGAATAAGATCGAAAAAAGCAAACCAAGTGCTAATGGTCTTTATAATGATAGCGATGAAGCATCCTTAAAATTATATGATATGCTTATGAGTGCTAATAATTGTAAAATTGTATTATTAACCGGTACACCAATTATAAATTATCCCAACGAGATGGGTATTATGTTTAATATCTTGCGAGGATATATTAAAACATGGCATATTCCGGTGAATGAAACGCCATCATTAAAAACAAGAATTACTATTGAGTTATTACAAAAAATACTAAAAAAAGAAAAGCATCTAGATTTTGTATCGTACAATTCTAACGTATTAACAATTTCAAGAAACCCATTTGGTTTTGTAAATTCGGTTTATAGGGAAGAGTATAAGGGTGTAAAATTAAATACAAACGGTGATATTATGGATGATAAGGTCTTTATTGACAATATAATTAAAACACTTACCACAAATAATATTGAATGTATACAATCGAATATTAAAATTATTCTTACAAAGGCGTTGCCTGACAAATTAGATGAATTTAATAATAAATTTATTGATTCAGATAAAGGTGATGTTAAAAACATAGATATATTTAAACGTAGAATTGTCGGATTAACATCTTATTTAAATGATAAAGAAAATTTAATGCCTCAATACGACGCAGATAAGGATTTTTATCTAGAACGTATCGAAATGAGCGATTATCAATTTGCAAAGTATCAAGATGTTAGAAATGCGGAAATTAGTAAAGATCAAAATAAAAAAAAGAATAATTTATTTACCGATAGTGCTTCGTCTTATAGAATTTTTTCAAGATCATATTGCAATTATGTTTTTCCCGAAGACTATCCTAGACCATTTCCCCATGAGGGTGGTATTGCAGAAAATTTTGATAATATGCGAAATGAAGACGATATTGATGGCTTAGTTGATAAAGATAGAGTAGGTAATCCTAATGCCGGTATATCAGAAGATGATGTTCAAACCCCATCTGCTATTCAAATTACATATCAACAAAAATTAAAGGATGCGTTGGATTTCTTATCATTAAACGCTGACAGATTATTATCGGTTGATGCACTTGAGACATATAGTCCCAAATTTTTGAAAATTTTAAAGAATGTTCTTAATCCAGAAAATTTAGGCTTACATTTATTATATAGTCAATTTAGAACAATAGAAGGTATTGGTATATTTTCATTGGTACTTAAGGCAAATGGTTTTATTCAATTTAAATTAACAAAAAATTCATCGGGTCAATATGTCTTAGATATTCCAGAGGGAATGATTGTGGGACAACGAATGTTTGCACTTTATACTGGTACTGAAAGTGCTGAAGAAAAAGAATTAATTAGAAATATATATAATGGAGAATGGAATTTACTTCCCAATAATCTGGCCCTTCAATTAAAACAAGTTGCGCCTAATAATAATATGGGCGAAATTATTAAATTAATTATTATAAGTGCTGCAGGAGCAGAAGGTATTAGTTTGAAAAATACCAGATTCGTTCATATTATGGAACCATATTGGCATCCTGTTAGAACTGAACAAGTTATCGGAAGAGCTAGGCGTATATGTAGTCATGAAAATTTAGAGGAACCACTTCGAAACATTAAAGTTTTTTTGTATTTAATGAAGTTGAGTGAGGGACAGGCAAAATCTGCATCAAATCAATTACAGCGGTTCGATGTAAGTAAAACAGATAAATCAAGTAAAATACCATTAACCACCGATGAAAATTTATATGATCTTGCTAGAAGAAAACAAAATATACATAAACAATTATTAAAATGTGTAAAGGAAACGGCTATTGATTGTGCTATACAGTTTAAATCCACATCTAGTGAAACATTAAAATGTTATTCATTTTCAGGGGAAACTGACCCTAATGTATATTCATATAAACCTAATATTTCTAACGAAGAAACTGATAAAGCTATACAAAAAGTGAATAAACAAGAATTCATTTTTAAAGCACGTGTATTTAATGCTGACGGGAAAAAATATGCGATGAAGATGGACGATGAAGGTAAACCAACCGGAATATTATATGATATTGATATATATAAATTAGCAAAGGAAGACCCGGATATTGAAATGTTCCCTGTTGGTAAAGTCATCCAATCTCCTGATGGAACTACAAATATAGATTTTAACTAAACAGAGCGACCAAACATATACTATTTGAAAAAAATGATAACAGCATTATCTGTTACTAATATGCTGTTTATATAACCCACAAATTGTTTCGTTATCAACACGAAGACGCTGTCTAAGTACTTGGCTTGACATTAAATAATCAGCTATAGGTTTATAAAATAACCAATAATATTCATCTCTGCTATTTGTATCTATATTTATATAAAAACTATTTCCAGGAAAGGTTGGAGATTGGCGATCACTTGAGATTGTTTCTTCTCCATTTATATATTCTATCATATTTCCAATACTAATTACAGCGTGTCCATACCAGGTACAGATGTTCAAGTTCTCAATAGTACCACGATATTTATTTACACTACCACCTGAGCCAAAGCTTTCAATATAATATGTTTTTTCATTTTCCAAATTGTATGGCGAAATTACTTGCATTATATAACCCAAGGTCTAGTGTTTATATAGTTAACCGGTTGTTTAAATGATAAAATATGTTAATTTTAAAAATATAATATAAATATAATTTGTTATTTATATTATGAATTTTATACCAGAACCTTGTTCACTAGATAATAATATGATCACAAGAGCTTTTCATTCTGCCTCTGCACAGTTTGATTTTGTTTCTACAGATAATACTGATTTTGATAACTCATGTATATATGGCGACGAACGTGTATTTGATAAATTATATGATAATATTGAGAATACTGAAAATAAACGATTACGTTATGGATTGACTCCAATTATGTTTGCAGGTTGGAATCAAAATACAGTTTTTTTTTACCATTTATTAAATAATTATAATGTTAATTTTAATTTGACTAATAATTATGGGCAAACTATTTTGCATTTAGTGTGCATGAGAAAAATGATTGAATATATAGAACCGCTAGTAATTCGTGGAGCAGATATTTATACTAGAGACACATACGGTTACAGCTCACTTGATTATCTTACAAATTATCCAATTAATACTGAAAATATTATTAGACTTTATAAAAAGAATCGGGAAGTATTAAATTAATGAACCACCAGTAGATATATAAGGAAATTTTGATTTTTGTTTGCGTGTTCTTCTCCTTCTCCCCCCTTTAGATAGTACTCTTTTTGTACGCTGATGACGTCCCGAATTTGATGGATCCGTGTATTTTGCTAAATAATTAGTGACATTCCCCATATTTCTACTCAGAGGTAGTAATGGATATAAAAATTTTCTGTAAAAATGAAGATAATTTATATTTGATTGATAATCTCTCATACCTGAATCGCTGGGACCAAATATATTTTTTGCTAAAAACGTTTTTGTTTCGTTGCTTAATGATAAATTAGAATTTACGGCTGTTCTATTTTTAACTTGACTACTACCATCTAATACCCAATAACTTTCATTTATAGTGAATTTATGATTTGTTAATTTATCTGAATATAATTTTTTTTCAGAATCTGCATCTGTTTCGTATATTTCATTTTTAAAATCTAATGCACTTTCTGTTACTTCATACCAACTATGATGATAGCACCCAACTAAATATGCTATTGCAATATGATATATTTTATCTAGATCTTTTATACCACAAAAATATGCTAACTGTAAGTATTTCCAGGTAGAACCTGATAATCCACTTCTTATATATTTAAATTTGTCTTTTTGTAGTTTATCAACACCTGCTGCTCTATCTCCTCTATTGTTTGCATCTATTTCTAATTCTTTTAACATATTAAAACGTAAAACACCTTCTGTATTTAATTTAACCCCAGAAAATCCGGTGCTCCAATAAATAACACCATCTTTTACCTCTTGTGTATACTGTTTATCATCACTTTTATATTTTAGCATGTATTCTTTTTCCCTATCACTTAATCGAATATTTTTTAAATTAGACTTTGATTTACGGGGATACACAGTTTTAACTCTATCTTCTATATTTCCTAAAAAATCATCTGTTATTTTTATATCAAATATGTTCTGTTTATTTTCCACATCTTCTAAATTGATCTTTACACTATTCCAATTTTTTTTGGATTCATTAAAATCAAAACATAATGGATATCTACCTGATGGTAAGTCTATATTATTTGTGTTATTTCTAAGATGTTTTACCTTATTAAATTGGGTTGAAAATATTTTTATCTTTTCCATAAAGTAACTGATATTTGTATAATGAGTCAAATTTGGAATTAAGGTGCGGTTTTTTTCTATTTTTTCATATATCATATTTAACGGTGGGGCGCTTTTTGTTTTTGTTTTTAACTTTAAAAATGCGTCTCCGCATTTCTCCGTAGATACCTTTTCATATATATGAGAATTTTTATTATCTCCCATATCTAATGGATGACTGGTGCAATTCCAAAAACAATTCATAAGCTGTACTTTTTCTCTAAAATTTAACTCTTTTATGCCTACGGCTGTTAATGTCTCTTCCGTTACTATAAATGAACCTGGGCTAACATACGTTGGTAAGTTATCTCTATTTAATTCTTTTCTTTTTAACGGCATACCTTGATTTAATAAATCAACTAATGAATAATTTTCTTCGCTTATTTCAAGCTTACACTTTTGATCTATATTTTTACATATTGTTATTCCTTCTTTTACAATTAATAATATTTTTATTAAAAATTCATTCATTAAATTATTTAATTCTGGATCTGTTTGCATTACAATTGCTGAAATACTTGCTTTTTCAGATTCAAATAATAATCGTAATGTATCTTTCGTATATTTAAAATTTCTATCGCTATTACCTATATCATTCATAAAACTATCGTGTATTTTTTTAATCCCGATATCTAAGTTTTGTTTAGTACTATTCATATTTAATTCTCCAATATCTGGATTATAATTTATTGCAAATAACCCTTCTTCATAATCACGCTGTGCTCGTGGATCAATATCCCCTATTTTACCATTAAACCAATATTGCCATATATCACCTCTGCTATCTTTTGATTCTTCTGGATTATTGAATAAGGGTAGTATATCATCTTCTATGTCCAGTTTTATTTTATCTAACCGTTCATCTTTTATAGTATGAAATACATTATACAAATCGTCTAGACTGGTCATATATTATATTTATATATTATTTATGTGTTTCTTTTGTATTTTCTATATATTCCATTACCATATCTATCTTCTTATCCATTTTTTTTAATTGAAACAATATTGTTTCTATAGTATTAACACTATTGGTATTAGTTGTTACCTTTTTTAATTTACTAAATATATCCAATTCAGATTCAGCTACAAAAATATCACCTACTATTTCAGTTGGAGTTACATTATGTATTTCTTCTATCTTATTTAATGAAATATCATGGGGAAACTCTAGTCCAATCCATTTTTTGCCATCTTGTATATTATCACTATTAATATCATTATCATCATATTTTCTTTCTTTCATTTTTTTTTGAAGTTCGTCATCAACATTTAATAATGGTCCATCCATATCATCAGAAAATGCTATTTCTGCGGGTGTTTCGGTTTTCATAGAAACAGTAAACGCATCTTGTCTTTTTTTCAATCTACTTTCAAAATCACTAACTCTATCTTTCGTTATTTCTTCCTTTGTAATTAAATTATTATTCTTAATTTTTAGGTTCATTTCTACTAAAAAAACTTTATTTTTTTCAAGTAATTCAACATCTTTATTTTGTTCTTCAACATGTTTTAATACTGACTCAAATGTTTTTTTAACATTAAAGACATTGTTATTAATTTCGGATTTGAACGTATCATTTTCTAATAATAAATCCCATAAAAACCCCTTATTATCCGAGGATAGAAACATATTATAATAAATTATTATAATATTTTTTTAAATCAATATACAGTATTAAAATATACTTTTCTGTATTCGGTCATTTCATTATCGCTTATTTTCCCTTTTTTGAATTTGTCACTCCATGTATTAATTGTTTTTATCATATTAGTTATAAAATAAATCGAATATACTCCACATTCTGTGTCTTTTTTTTGATGTTCATGTGGGTATATTTCATCAAATTTTAATTCGATTCCTAATTTATTTCCCTGTGCTTGTATTTTTGTACACAGTTTTTTTATTTGTCTTGGAATTTTATCTCCTACACTATCAAAATAATAAATATATTTAGATTTTATATCTATAAATAATGATACCCAATGAGACCCTCCTTTATAATGGGGGTCTAAATTAAATATAATACCTATTTTATTCAGATTTCGTTTCAATAATTTGTCTAAATTAAAATTACATAATTCTTCCCAAACACATTCGCCATATGCCATTTGTGTATCATAATCTATAGGAGATGGTCCAATAAATTCAAAATTTTTATATTTCTTTTCATATTGCTTCATTACTTTGCTTATGTCTACGCTGCTTAACCATTCATTCGGATTTTTTTTCCACTCATCGGGTGCAAATGGAGCAAAGAAATCATTTATTAATTTTTTTTTATTATCTAGTTTATTCAATAATTTTCGCATCCAACATGATTCTTGTCGGCAAGTATAATGCAATTTATCCTTTAAGTGTTTCCATATGTTCAAATTATCAGTATAATTGATTTTTTCCTCGGGATGTTTTTTATTCCAAGCACTCTTTAATTTTTCCAATACATCACTTGTATAACACGTAAAATTACCACCTGAGTTATTATTTACGTTACATACATCCTTAATAAAACCTTCTTTTTTATTCTTTTTAGTTTGTGATTTATTCTTTTTGGTTTGTGATTTATTATTTCTTTTTGTTTTCTTTCGAGGCATATATATATTATAATGATTTTTATATAATATATATTTTTTATTTGGGTTTGGTTCGTTGTCCTCGCGTATGATTGTTAAATATATCTATTGAATTTGAAGATTTATCGGGATTAAATGGTTTAAAATCTTGTCTATCAAACAATAATGGATGCGATAATTGTGAAGGAGGTATTTCATTATTTCCATGTATCGTATCTTTATATAAATCACTAGTTGAGTTGGGCACATAAACCGATTGATTACATTTCTGTAAACCGAAGTAGGAATTTCTTAAATTGTTCTCTAAATCAATATTTTTTATATATCCCGAATACGGTCCTTTATCGTTACCTGGATTAAAAGTATCTGACACTTCGTAAAAATTTCTCTCTTCGGATTCATTATTTCTGGGTCTAACGTGTAATGTTGGGAACTTAACATATTTTGTTGGAACTGCTCTAAACGCAAACTGAGCTTCTAATTTATGATCAGGAATATTTCGTTTGTAAAAACTATCGTTTATATTTACATGATTCTCATTTTCACATAAATATAATCCATTTACTACACCATACATTTTTTCTTGATCCATATATAATTTATATAATATATTTTTATATAAATTATTAATAATTCATTTTTGTTTGATAAATTACATAAAATATAAATAATCCATAAAAGTTCTTTGAAAATATATCTAACACGTTGTAGCATGTATTTTTTAATTCAAAATTTAATAATGCAGCAACCCCATATAGTGCCCAAACTCCAAATAAAAATTTATATAAATATAGGTTTGTTGTATTATCTCCTATATAATTGTTCTCCAACACTTGAAACAATAAATAAAAAAATATAAATCCCAGCGGAACGCTAATATATTTAGATAAATATCCAAATTCACCTAATAATCCAAATAACAACATCGCAAAATTATAAATAATAATTTGATATACCTTTTCTTTTTCATGTTCAATAAAATCTTTAGTTTCTATTTTCTTTTCATTATCTTTCATCGTATTATATTTCATAAACATAACGGTTGAAACTAGCATCAGCGGTGTTGTGATATTCCAATCAATATATCGAATTAACGTTACGTTTTCAGGAATATTGCTTAAATTATTTACAAGCCAATAATAAAATATGAATTCTATAAATTGAACTATTGTTTCTAATCTTAATATATCTTTTAATATACGGTCTTCTGGTTTTAATTCCAGAAATAGTCCTACACTTCCAATACCACCTGTTATTAATTGTACTATCAAAGATATATATGCTGTTTGAATTAATAATTTTTTAGTGTCCATATATATATACTACTAAAATGAAAATTTTATATGAAAAGATTTTTGATTTTACAATCATTAGTTTATATGTTTTATATTTTATAATTGTTTATAATTTATATTCGTCTCAAAAAATTTCAATAAATAACGGTAGCTTTAAAGGGTCATTTAGTGAAACAAACTTAAGAAAATATTTAGATAAATTACAGTTTTTTTTAAGAACATTTGTAGTATGTTTTTTAATAATTCGATTTAATCCATTTACTAAAAATGATTTTACAAATTTTGATAGAAAGCTCGTATTCTCATCTGCATTATTATTACTAAGTACAACTGGAATTAATGAAGTTATAATGTCAAATAAATATATTAGTCAACAAATTAAAAATTTATACTCGTTAGTAATATAAATGGAAACTGTTTTTGAAAAACAAAAGATTATAATAATTATGGCTGGAGGCGATGGAAAACGTATGAAATCATCTAAACCAAAGGTCTTACATAGCGTGGATAATATGCCAATGATAGTAAAAATTATACATGAAGCATTAATATTATCACCTAGTAAAATTTTTATTGTTGTCGGTAAGCATAGAGTTTTAATTGAAAATACTATTAAGGAACATATTAATGAATCTGTTATTGAATATATTGATCAACTTGCACCTTTAGGAACTGGATATGCTATCATGAGCTGTCGAAAAAGAATTATTAAATATAAATATTCAGATGTTCTTATATTATCAGGAGATGTTCCATGTATTACAAGTAATACTATGAAAAAAATGTTTAAAAATGTTAACAAATGCAAAATTGCGGTATTTGATAAGGAAATACCTTTTGGATACGGAAGAATTATTACAAAAAATAATGAGTTTGTAAAAATTGTTGAACATAAAGATGCAAACGAAGAACAAAAATTAATTAATCTTGTAAACTGTGGGTTATATTGCATGGACTGTGTTACATTATGTAAGTATTTACCATTTCTTAAAAATAAGAATAAACAATCAGAATACTATCTTACAGATATTATTGAGATAATTAAAAGATATGAACAAATTAATATTGATATGTATCAAGTTCCATTGATGAAGTATATAGAAGTTACAGGTGTTAATACACCAGAAGAATTGCTGGAGGTTAATAATTATTTAGAAACATTAAAACTCTCTTATTAGGTTTAACAATTGTTTTGATGCTATTATATCGATCGTCTTTTCCTTACTATCTTTGTCAGTATGATTATACTTTAACTTTTTTAAAAATATAGAGTTTAAATATTTAACATACATGCCTCTATCATATTTTAATATTGAACTCTCCAAAAATCTTCCAAATAGTTCATTTAAGGATAATGAATATACATATGGTTTTACGTGTATATAATATACATTATCGTGTTCCATATATTTATGTTTTAGATCGTCAATAAAACATACCTGAGTATCGTTGGGCATTTTAGTACATTTAACTAAATCATTATATGTTTTACTATTTGTAGTGCGTAGTTGCTCTACTATTTCACCATTTATATTAAACGCACAAATTACATTATCAAATAACAGACCATGACATATTGTTTCGAGGTATTTCTTTATACGGATAGTCCATGATTTCGGACCTTTATTATTTGTGTATATGCATATTCTATCTATTTTCCCCTCTTCACGTTGGGTTATTAAATATTTAAATATACCACATATATCAGGTCTTAAACACTCTTTATATAGATCCATAATTGAATTAAAGTTACTTTGGGACAATTTCTTATTTAAAAAAATTTCTATGGATTTGAATAGTATTGATAATTGGGCAAAATACCCTAATGTCCCATCCATATCAAATACTACTATTCGTTTTGTCATAATATATGGATATATTATTATATTTACATATATTATTAGGATAATGTCATCGCTTACACAAGCAGATTATAAAACAGTATTAACATATTACGAACAAAATATACCTACAGATAAAACAAAATTAAAACAAATCGCCGAGGATATTATTGCACAAAAGCTATGTAATTGCATTAAAAAGGTTAATGCTACGTATACTAATGAACCAAAAAGCATAGGCATATGTAAGAATTCGGTTTTAAAACGGAAGAATTTATCTATACACAAGTTCAAATGTGCAAAAAAGAAAGCATATTTAATTGGAAATAAAACTAGGTCAAAAAAACTTATGAAAACAGGTAATGTTTCAATTGTAAAAAAGACACGCAAGAGAAAACGTTAGCTATTTTTTAAATAATTCATTACTGACAGCAATACCTTTTCCTGATTATTTAATTTACGAAATATTAAGTTTTCGTCCATTTTTAATTGAAAACAGGCATTACGTTTTCCATAGTTATTCTTACAAATTA